GCGTAATAAGTTTGGAGACAAGCGTAAGTGGATGTTGCAAACCCAAGAAGATAATTCAATTAGAATCTGGAGAAAACTATGAGTGGGTACGCGAGAAAAAGACATAACGGGAAACCAATGAGAAGGCTATCTCTCGTTAAGCAGATCAATCAGATTATTCCAGAGGCAGAGGCAGCCTTTAGAGAAGATTTTGATGGACAAGACACTGGTATTTGGTTGCGCGGTAGTGAGAGTACGCACACTGACAAAAAGGGTAATGTTCAGAGAATTTTTGATTACTGGGCGATGGAAGAAAAAAAGCAGTATCACCCAAAGTTATTAAAAATATTAGACAGAGCAGATTGGTGGGCAGAGCCGCATGATGCAGGAACCCTGATGCTCTGGCCTAATCCAATAAAACATTACAGATAAGGAGAGGACAATGAAAGAACTAATGAGCATGATGGTGTGTCTTTTCCTAAGTGCGTTGCTAGGAGTAATGGTTGCAACAGGATGGGTTTTATAATTTAAGGAGAGGACAATGGACATTCATAACATTGATCTGTCATCAAGAGAGCTGCAAGTAATATACATTGCGTTATCTAAAGTTTGGTGGTCAGGTCAAGATGCTGAAGCAGATATATCTGTCAGGACTAAGCTAGAAAAAAGTGCGCTAAATAAATCTGGAAGAAGTGTGCATGATTTTTTAGTAGAACATGAAGCAATTAATGACACTGATAAACCGGATGTAAGGACTAAAGCTCAGAAAGCTGCAAGCCTGAAACGTGAACATAAAAGGCAGATAGCAGAGCTGAAGGCTTCATAGAAGACCACAGGAATTGTCATTTCCTGTTCTCCACGTTTGCCTGAGCGTGGGTCTTAAAATCAGGCTTATAAAGTTGTGATCGCGTTTGTTGTTTGGTGTGCGCGATTCCTGTCCCAGCAAGCGGTGGGCAGATTCAGCAAAACACTTGCAGTTGGTGATGGAGCCAAACGGTTTTTTAGGTGCTTGACATGGCCTTTTTGACTTCCTACTTCATGCGCTAACCGAGGAAACCGCGCTAAGGTTAGTCGTACTCTTAGCGAACGATTTGAGTACGCACCCAAATTATTGATATATAAGGGATTATATTGTTAACAAAGTGTTTGCAAATAGGAATTAGGTATGGTCTAATAACCATATTGATTAATAACTTGGAGAAAAAAAATGGCCCTACGAAAAATTGTTAACTCGGACGCAACTCACAAGGTTTTTGAGGCTCGACTTGATGCTTATCGTCCAGACGACCAGTTATATATCGACGGCTGGTACTTTACTTTCGGTGATGTATTCAGTGCCGCTTTGAACAACGGTCAGTGCCCATTAGAGGGGCTAGCCAGAGCCGAGAAGTTTGAAAACCCTGTATACTGGCTAGCGCGAAACCCAACAATACTAAGCGCAATCAAAAACGAAGAAGTCGAAGTAGCTTTTGAAGCGAAGATAGGAGACACGATTCAGTACATTGGAAAGACCTTTACTATCGAAAAAGCCAATAACGGAAATCTAAAATTAGTAGAAGTTTAATTCAAACAGCACAAGGATGTGCATAACCGGAGAAAAAAAATGACAATAGTAAAATTTCAGGAAACAAAGAAAGAGTGGAGTATAAGAGAAAACTTTTTCTTTGAAAGGTGTGCAGAGTGGGTAGTTGAGCATGATGGCGAAAACGTAGTTGATTGGGACTTGGTCCCAGACGAAGTAATAGACGAAGGCATAGACTTGTATTTTGGACCTAAAGCAGATGTTGCTTTTTATTACGATGCCATAGAAAAGATAGATGGCGGTGATGCAGCACAGCTTGTAGTAAATTTGATTAGAAATGATACAGATGATCTAGAGGCTGCATCTGAGTTAAAAAAGACAGTTAGAAGTTTGCTTGTTGATTGGATACATAACCATGTAGATGAACAGCTAGAAACAGGAAATGCTGGTTATGATCCTGCCGAACAGTCTAGGGAGCCGTACTAATGGTTGCTGAACTTAGACCACATCAACTAGACGCTGTAGCTGCTCTGAGGGGCAGCCTAGCGTCTGGTAAGCTTAGACCAATACTGGCGGCTCCTTGTAGTTTTGGAAAGACAGCCATCGCTGCTCATATCCTTATGTCTGCTGCCAAGAAGGGTAAGACAGGTATTTTCTTTGTGGACCGCTTGAAGTTGCTTGCACAGACTGAAGAAACTTTCAAGCGGCTAGGAGCTGATTACACTGTCATCCAAGCAGATAGACCTTTTGATCCTACCAAGAAGATTCAAATTGCCAGCGTCCAGACTGCTATTAATCGAGAGTTGAGGTTCGATGTTGGTATTGTTGACGAGTGCCACGTTCAGTACAAAGGCCTTCTAAACATTATGCATCGCTGGAACGCAATACCCTTCATTGGTATGAGCGCCACTCCTTACAGCAAAAATCTTGGGCTGACCTACGATGACCTGATAGTCACCAAAAAGCCTAGAGACTTGATGGAGGAGGGCTGGTTGTGTCCTGTAGAGTATTATGCAGGCAAGAGGCTAGACACTAAGGGTATCAAGACTAAAGCTCTATCTACTGGCGGCTCAGACTACGACCCTGAAGAGCTAGGACAGAAGATGATAGAAGACGATACATTGGCAGGAGACATCATTGAAAACTACAGGAAGCATTCTAAGGGACTCACAAGGCGTGGAATAGCCTTTGCTCCTAACATTACATACTCAAAAAACTTAGTAGAGAGATTTAACGAGGCAGGAGTTCCAGCCTGTCACATTGATGGGTACACGCCTGATGAAGAGCGAGAGCTAATCTATCAGGACTTTGAAGACGGAGTTTACAAGGTGTTGTCATGTTCAAAGCTACTGGCAACTGGCTATGACTCTCCATCTACTGAAATCCTCATAGACTGCTTTCCTACTAAGTCTCTGATTAGTTTTGTGCAGAGAGCTGGGCGCATCATGCGGATACATCCAGATAAAGAGATAGCAACCTATCTAGACCACGCTGGCAATCTGGAGGAGCATGGACAGTTCCCTGAAGACGTTATCCCTTCAGAGCTAGATGAAGGTAAGCAAAACTTCAAAGAACGAGAGCAAGTTGAGAAACCAGAAGTTGAACTCAAGATGCAGGAATGCCCTGTGTGCTATAGCCAGTTTCAAGGCAGAACTTGCGGAGCCTGCGGCTATCAGCTACCTCCTAAAGCCGAGATACTCAAGGATGATGGCAAAGAGCTAGTCAAAGTCAACAAGCTAACCAGCAAAGAAGACAAGCAAGCATTCCTTAGCGGCTTGATTAGGTTTGGTTTGAATAGAGGCTATAAGGACGGATGGGCTAGTTGGAAGTACAAAGAAAAGTTTGGGGTGTTTCCACGAGGTCTAGACAAAGTAGCCAGCGATGAAATACCAGAAGAAGTTCGGGGTTACATCCAGCACATGAACATCAAGAATGCTAAAAGGAGAGAACATGAGCTACGTTAACAACTTCTTGAATCGTTTACAGAAAGTTAAACAAGTCGGCAATGACAAGTATACAGCGTTATGTCCTGTTCATGATGACAACAATCCTAGCATGACTATTAAGATTGTTGACGACAAAATACTAGCTTACTGCTTTGCTTGTGGGGCTAAGGCTCCAGCAATAGCAGAGGCTGTAGGACTAAAAACGTCTGACCTGTTCTCTGGCGACACTCCGTTCGCACCAGATAGAGACTACAAGCTTATGCAAAAGAAAGGGTTAGACGATACTTTTCTACTAATACATGAAAAGTCAGTACAGAAAAAAGAAAAAATGAGGCATTCAGACTATAAGTTCATGCGCCAAGCTAAAGCTAGAAGACAAGTCAGAGAGGAGAAAGGCCTTGAGTAGACCAATTTATGAAACAGAGGGAGACAGGCTCAACGAAAGTTTTCTAAAAACAAAGCTAGAAAAGATTTGGAACTGTAAGCTAATTAAGCTTCCTAAGAAGTCTATGCTAGATTTTTGTGCTGAGAGAGACAAAGAGATAGTGGCGTTTATTGAGATGAAGCATAGAAGCAAGCCTAGTGGGAGCTACCCAACGTATATGCTATCATTGGCTAAGTTGCAAGCTGCAAAGAGATTGCATCAAGATACTGGCAAGCTTTGTTTGCTTGTAGTTCAGTGGACTGATCTACTAGAAATGGTAGACTTAGCTGTATGTGATTTTACTTTAGCAATGGGAGGCAGGACCGACAGAGGAGACTCACAGGATGTTGAACCAGTGGTTCATATTCCCTTCACTGGATTCGGTCTAGTAGGAAGCGATGGCAAGACCTGAGCGTAAAATAACAGAAGAAGAACTGGTAGAAATTGAAAGACTAGCACCTTCATTAACTAAAGAGCAGTTAGCAAAGCATTTAGGTATGTGTTTCAATACCTTAGAAAAAATAATGGCTAGAGATGATAGAGTTAATGAAGGATACAACAGGTCTAGAATGGCGGCTGGCACAAAGATGATAGAGGCGCTATACCACAAAGGATTAGATGAAGGAGATTTTCAGTCAATGAAGCTTTGGTTATCTCATGTAATGGATTGGACCGAGAAATCTAAGCAAGAGATTACAGGCGCTGATGGTGGACCTATTGAGAAAGATGTAGAGGTAACCATCACAGTTATTGGCGCAGATGACTGAGGAGGATATATGCCACTCAAGAAAGGTAACAGCAAGAAAACCATAAGCAGCAACATCCGTACAGAGATCAACGCTGGAAAGCCACGCAACCAAGCCATAGCAATCGCCTATGCAAAAGCTCAAGAGAAGAAAAAGAAAAAGAAGGCTGGGCCGAAAGGCGCTACTTATGCCTAATGAACTATAACCTAACAGTCATCAACAAAGAGCTAGGCAAGCTTGCTCAGTCTAAGGCGAGGTTTCTTATTCTCTTTGGCGGCAGAGGCTCAGGCAAAAGCGTAGGCATAGCAAACATACTCCTAGCCAAAGCAATGCAAGGCAAGAAGACAGCTTGCTTTAGAGAGTTCCAGAGCAGTATGCAGGACAGCGTTTACTCTTTGCTCTGCTCAGAAATAGAAAGGCAAGGCCTGCAAGATGTATTTGAGATACAAAGCAACCAGATAAACTTTCGCAAGAATGGTGATACTGCCTTTGTGTTTAGAGGCTTAGCTAGATCACCAGAGAATGTGAAGTCGTACCATGATTTTGATTTATTCTGGGTAGAGGAAGGACAGAGCCTTAGCTTTGAAAGTCTCAAGGCACTAACTCCTACTCTGAGAAAAGAAGGAAGCCAGATACTAATTAGTGCAAACCCACGCAGCAAGAATGATGCATTCAGCCAGAGATTCTTTACTCCGTTTGAGAAAGAGCTAAGAAGAAACAAGCATTACTCTGATGACTTGCACTGTATCTATTGGGTTAACTACGACAAGAACCCTAAGTTCCCTACGGTCCTAGAAGATGAAAGGCTGCATGATAAGAAGAGTATGTCAGCAGCTCTGTACAAACATATCTGGGAGGGAGAGTTCTATGATGAGGTCCAAGACAGCCTGATAAGCGTGGAGTGGTTTGATTCAGCTATTGACGCTCACGATAAGTTAGGATGGAAGGGAGAAGGCGCGATAATAGCCAGCCATGACCCATCTGATACAGGCGGTGACTCTAAAGGATTCTGCGTTAGGAGAGGAAACCAAATTCTAGATATCAGCGAGATGGTAACCGGAGAAGCAGCAGACGGAATGGATTGGGCGCTGGATAAAGCTTTAGAAAGCCAAGCGGATTGGTTTGTATGGGATTGTGATGGCTTAGGTGTTAGTCTTAAACGACAAGTAGATAGCGCATTGGCCGATAAGAACGGCATAGACTACTTCATGTTCAAAGGCTCAGAAGCTGTAGAGGAGCCAGAGCAACCGTACACTGAAGGCGGCAAAACAAAGAACAAGACCAACAAGGAAACCTTTTACAACAAGAGGGCGCAGTATTGGTGGCGGCTGCGGGATAGGTTCTACAATACTTATCGTGCAGTTGAGCGTGGAGAATATGTGGACCCAGAGGATCAAATTAGCTTATCCTCAAGCATATCTAACCTAGATCAAATTCGTTCTGAGGTTTGCCGCATACCTTTAAAGCGTAGCAACACTGGTAAAATACAGATTATGTCCAAGATAGAGATGGCTAGAAAGCCTTATCAGCTACCATCTCCAAACATGGGTGACGCTTTAATGATGGCTTGCTACAGGCCCAAGACAAAAGCAGCGCCCACTAAGATTAATTTTGCAGGATGGAATGACTGATGAAATATAAAGACAAGCCTTACTCCTCAAAGAAATACAAAGAACACGATTACGTCTATGACCTTTTAACCAAGTCTCAAAGTGCTGACCAAGACATGAGAGATCAGGCTAGAGAGTGTGCATTGTTCTTGGATAAGAGAGATGGACAGTGGGAGCCTAAGTGGTTAAGTCAGGCAAAGAACGAGAAAAAGCCACGCTACACTTTTGATATGGTCAATCCTATTGTGGACCAAATTTGTTCAGAGATAACGCAGGCAGAGTTCGATGTAAAGATTGCGCCTGCTGGCGGTAGTGCTACTCAGTCCATAGCTAACACCTACGATGGAATCATACGCAACATAGAAACCATGAGTGATGCTTCAGATGTTTATGCAGAGTCAGCCAGAGGAATGGTAGTGGGCGGCTTTGATGCTTGGAGAGTTTCACAGAAATACATTGATGATGATTCTTTTGAGCAGGACTTGGTGATTGAAAAGATAGGCAATGCCATAGATAGAGTCTTCTTTGATCCAGCAGCCGAGAGACAAGATAAGTCTGATAGCCGTTATTGCTTTGTTCTACACGCCATAAGCAAAGAAGAGTACCAGCGCAGATGGCCTGATGGCTCAGAGGAAAGCGTATCGGAAGGCAGAGATGGTGATGCTTACTATGATAAGGCTGAAGTCATTGTTATTGGTGAGTTTATCTATTGTGAAGAGTCCGACAAAGAGTTAGTCATGTTTGACAGTGGCGCTGTGCATGAGGCTGACAGCGAATTGAAGAAAGTGATTGATGATTTCAAAGCAATGGGAATCAATGAGATACAAAGAAGAAAGCGAGTTCACAAAACAATTTGCAGTAGATTCTTTGACGGAAAAGATTGGCTAGAAGATAAATCGGAAACAGTGTTTAGCAGAATGCCTGTTGTTCCTATCTATGCCAACTACAGAATAACTGAGAACAAGTCTATCTATTGGGGTGTAGTAGAGAAGCTGCTTGACCCTCAAAGAGTGTTGAACTACTCAGTAAGCAGAGAGATTGAAGAGGGAGCCTTAGCACCTAGAGCCAAGTTTATGATGACACCAGCTCAGGCTGCTGGGCATGAAGACACTCTGGCAACGCTCAACACTAACTCTGATCCGGTGCAGTTTTACAATGTTGATCCAGATGCTCCAAACCCTCCACAACAGGTAGGAGGCGCAGCAATTAATGCTGGACTTAGAACAATCTCTGAGTCGATGAGAGGAATGATTACTTACGCCTCTGGAATGTATGCATCAAACATGGGAGAAAATGCAGGCCTACAAAGTGGTGTAGCTATTGAGCAATTACAAAACAAGGGTGACAACTCTACGCTCAAGTATTTCAGTGCCTTAGAGACAGGTATAAGAGCAACTGGCCGTGTATTGGTAGAGGCTATCCCAAAGGTATACAACACAGCAAGAACGGTTAGGATTCTTAAAGAAGATCAAACCTATGATGTAGCTCCGATTAATACGCAACAGATTGACCAACAAACAGGACAAGTTGTAACTCTGAATGATCTCTCTGTAGGCGTTTACGATGTAAGTGTAAGAGCTGGAGCAAGCTTTAAGAACAGACAGAAAGAGACAATCGACACCATTATTGAGATAGCAAAGATTGATCCCACTATCTTGCAGATTGCTGGTGATGTCCTATTGGATAATGTTTCTACTGCGTCAGCAAAACAAATCTCTGACAGAAAGAGAGAGCAGATGCTTTCTCAGGGAATGATACCTCAGTCTCAGATGACGCAAGATGAGTTAGCGGCTATGGCTCAGGCTCAACAACAGCCACAAGAACCTGATCCAGCTTTTATGATAGCTCAGGCAGAAATGGGTAAGGCTCAGGCAGAGCAGTTAAGGGCGCAGATAGAAGGGCAGAAAGTCCAGAATGAAACTATGCGGATACAGCTTGAGGCTCAGAAGATGCAAAACACTTCTGTAGTTGATCAGGCAAAGAGTCAGGTAGACATCTTTAATGCTCAGACTAGCAGGCTCAAGGTAGAGGTAGACGCTGAGAAGGCTGGAGCAGCTATAGACAACACTGATGTTAAGACTTTTGGTGAAGAGATAGACAACCAAAGAAAGATACAAGAGATGAATAACGAGAACCGAATGAGAAGCATGAGCACTCCAGACCTTATGAGAATTGCTAATCGTGGACGATAAGTTAAAGCAATACCTTATTGATAGCGGAGAGTCTTTAATTAAGAAAGGCGCTGATGCTTTAGGTTTTGGTGATGAAAGACAGCTTGCTATATCTCAAGAGGCAGTAGAGCTTACTAATCAGATGGTAGATGCTGGTTTAATAGGAAAAAACTCTAGAGTTGAGTTGGTCCTGCCAAAAGAAGGCGAAATGAATAGGCAGAACACAGGAATAAGAGGCGATGAAGAGATATTCAACATAGTCAATCATGCGCTATTTTCTTATTACGCAGGACAGAATCCATTAGCTGGTCTTGGCGCTCAGGCTAAGGAACACTTTCAAGCTATTAAGCAGAAGTCGCAAGGCAAAGACCCAAGAACAGAGTACCTTGATTACATCAACAATGAGTTTGGGATAGAGCTTGCAAGACAGGGATTAAGTCCAGAAGAAGCTAAGGATGCAATTATGATGACTATTGCTAGTGGTGGCAGGAATAGAGAGTTGGGGGGCGTTCCTCAGTTTGTGATGGGAAGAGACACACTACAAAACATAAATGATGTACCAAAGTCTCGTTACCCTTGGTTTAACTACAATGAATGAGATCGCATCAGGACCAGTATCAGCAGTACCTTTAGTTTCAACTCATGTGAACAGAGAAACTAGGACAGAGGTAGTGCATGAGCCTGTTGTCAAGACAGTAGAACAAGTGACCGTTATAGATACTTATGATTGGCGTGGTGCTAAAAGCTCTAGAGCCAGAGAATACACAGTTAACTATTTAGTTTAAGGATTTAACAGTGGCTGAACCTGTTAGTGCATTAAGAGACTTAGATGAACTTTCTGGTTACACAGAGCAGAATCCATTGTCTGTTGGAGATGACCAGCAGAAAGCAATACAAGAGTTAGAACGTAGAGGTATTAAGGCTCCTGAACAACCAGAGTTTGGTTATGACTATGGTGGAGATAGAGGCGTAACAGATATTTTTATGCCTTTTCGTAGAGAAGTCATAAGACCAGAACAAACCATTCCTACAGGAAATATTTCTTTTGGTCCCAGAGGAAATATGCAGCAAGAAGTTAAGACGATACCAGCTCAGTACGGAGAGTCAGAGTTTGGTATGGAGTATATGCCTTTAGTAAGAGGCACTAAGTCAGCTCTTAACGCTGTAGGTGATTTTTTCTTTGGTGACGCTGGAGAACAAGCAGCCGTAACAAAGTCAGCTTTAAATATGGCAGAAGGCCTTGGTCAATACGCAACAGAGCAAGCAAAAGCTGCGGCATCCGGTGGAGAATACTACGACCCAGAACAACAAAGAATAGTTAGCTTTGATCCTACGTCAGTAATGATTGGCGGCAATCCAACAGCAGGACAAGCCGTTCTAGCCTCTGGGGTCAGACTACCCTCTGGCGGCAAGAAAAGAGCTTATGAACAATACGGTGGAACTTTAAATGACGCTAGAGAAAAGCTAGGTATTACGCAAGAAGGTACAGATGCTTGGCGTTCTACAAGAAAGGGATTCAAAAGCGAAATACCACAGGAAATAAGAGAGGCAGCTCAAAAAGTTTACGATGGTGATATGGACATACAAGAGTACAACAACATTGTACAAAGAGTATTGCCTCCAGAACCCATAGGCCAAGTATTAGAAGTTCCAAGCTATGAAGAGATAGCGATGGCTCTTGGCAAGGGAGAAAAAACAGGTGGAATAATTGGCGTTAACATAGCTCTGCCTGATGGAACTCCAGCATCATCAAGGCTTGATATTAATGCCTATCAAGATCAAGGCACTTGGGTAGCAACTGTGCATGACGCTGGTACTAGTGGCACTGTTTTAGGTTATGGGCCTACTGCTGTTCTTAACAATGTTTCTTTTAATTCTAAGCCTAACGTAGCTCTAGATATTGCTAGGGGCGCAAAAACTAAATCCACAATAGGAAGAGTGGAAGGCGCTTGGGAAAATCGTGATCCCAAAGTTGTTGAGCAGCAAGTTAGAGACATATTAAACGGAACAGCTCCTGATGCTGACCAATGGATAGAAGTTGGAATGAATCCAGCAAGAGGAAGCGGTTTTTACGATAAGAAAAACGGTCAGCGTCTTGGAGAGGCAGAGCAAATTTTACAGATAGGTCCGGTTGTTCTAGCCAAAAGAGCTACAAGAATTGAATTAGATGATCCTAGAAACCTACTAACAACTAGAGGAAAGCCAAAACTAAACGATCAAGGCGAACAAATGTTTTTTGCTGGTGACAATAGAGTAGCTGGCTCTGGTGCTATTAGTGCGTTAAGGGAACAATTCAATATAAGTGATGAAGGTTTTGATCCTAGATTTGATAAAAGAATTCAAGAACAAGACAGAATATTAAATACAGAGCTAGTCTACGATAACAGGAATTTTGAAAAACCAGAATTAAGTATTTTTGATTTTGAGGGAAGACCTTTTGCTTTAACTATGTCTGACAGGACTAAGGCAGGATCACAGTTAAGAGGTGTTGAAGGTATTCAGTATGATATACCTATAGACTTGCAAGGCGGTCAAGACTTTATGTTTGCAAACCCTTTAGGTAGGGAGGGACAGGTTTGGGCGCAAGATCAAGGTGCAACTAGCGGTTACTTAAACGCTTTAAAACTAGGAGGAAGGCCTTTTAATAATGATGAAGTTTTAATGCTTCCGTATAGGATGGCTCCTACTGGCGGTGATTTTGCAACCATGACAGGAGAAGTTATGGTTACTCATGCAAGACACGCTGTACCAAAAACCATGAAAACAAAAGCAGATAGAAAGATAAGAGAATTTTATCCAAGCTGGAAAGGTATTGATGATCCAGAAAGCATAAAGCAAATAAGCGAGATGTCTGGTGATCCAAGAAAGAAATTATTAAATGTATTAGATATAGGTTTGCGTAATGAAGGCGGGTTAGGCATTGGTCAGGCAAGACTAGCTGTTTCAGACAGAATGCAATTTAACGCTCCTGATATGGGTTTGCAGAATGTTGGTTTTCTTAATCCTTTAGGCGGTAGGTTTGAAGTTTCTGGTCACAGAACATACGGACAAGGGTTGGCTGGAAGGGGAGGCGGTGTTTTAAGAGAACAAGATATTAATGCTTTTGAGCTGCTTCCTGAGTTTGCTCAACAAAGAGGATTTAATAGTGTTGACGATTTACTTAGGGCTGATCCTTCAACGATGGCAAAAGAACAATATACGCTTAGAAGACTAAAGCCTATGGGAACCATTACAGAAGATATTTTAAAAGGAATTGAGCAAAGACGAAATTAGTTAAATAATTATGCAAAACCACAATATGTGGTATAGTTAAAGTACAGCGAACTCCACGCTTTTTTGGAGGTGCGGAACGTCACCGTTCATTTGACGGCATTTACGGAAGGTTAAGATGCTACCAGAAGATGATCTTGATGAGGCTACAGACATTACGTTTGAGCTTGAAGAGACAGAAGCTGAAGGTCAGGTAACTGACTCCGAATCATCCACGGATACTGAGGAAGCTCAGGAAAAATCTACTAAACCTGTTTTTGACGAGGCTCAACAAGATGCCTTTGATAAGGCTATAGGCAAGAAGGTCTACCAAATTTCTGAAAAGGAAAGGGAGATCCAAGGCCTAAATGCCAGAATCAAAGCTCTTGAAGATAGCGCCCCTAAAGAACAGAGGCCTGTTATACCGCCAACGCCTGACCCTTATCAGTTAAGCGATCAGGAGTTCAGGAGAAAGGCTAGTGAGCGTGATCAGGCAATAGCAAGACAAGCTGCTTATGATTCTCAGCAAGAGTCGTTACAACAACAACAATTGCTGGCTCAGAAGCAGGAGCAAGAACAGTATGTAGCTAAACAGAACGAGAAGATTAACTCTTATTCTAAAAAAGCTGCTGCTTTGGGTATAACGCCAGAGGAATTGCAAGTTGCGGGTAACACTGTAGCTGGCTTTGGTGTATCGCAAGACCTTGTTGACCATATTTTAGAGGACGACATGGGACCAGCGATCACAATGTACCTCAGTAAGAATGCTGTTGAACTAGACAACATTCGCAACATGACCCCAATGCAGGCTGCGATTAGGATAGAGAATGAAATTCGGGCTGAAGCTGCAAAACTTAAACCTAAAGTAAGTGCGGCTCCTCCTCCGGTTGATACGCCACAGGGTGCTGGTTCAGCGCCTAAAGCTAGAGGCCCAGCAGGAGCAACCTTTGAATGAATGAGGTGGCCCAATGGCTAATAATTTGTCGAGTAATATTACTCGAAAAGTGGCAAGAGTATTTTTAGATGCTTTTGAAGCTTCTCGTGTAGTTACTAAAACTATTGACACTCAGCTCTTGAGTGGCAAGTTCAACCCTTCCACTGGTAGTAATGTAGACTTCAAACGTCCTCATGACTACAACTCAATTCGTACAGCAGGCGGTGACATATCTGGCGCAGCTAAGTCTGACATCATTGCAGGCAAGGCAACTGGTACGGTTCAGAACTACTTCACTGTTTCCACTTCTTGGAGCAACATTGAAGAAGCTCTTGAGCTTGACCAGCTAGATGCAATCTTAGCTCCTGCTGCTAGACGTATTGTTACTGATCTGGAAACAGACCTTAGTGGATACATGATGAAAAACGCTTCACTACGTTATGGTAGTCACGGTGTCTTTGCTGATGCTTGGACTGACATAGCTGGTGCTGGAGCTTTGTTAGATAGCGTAGGCGTACCAGCATCTGCTGATAAGTTCTATGTTATGAATCCTTTCACAGCTACTAAGCTTGCAAGCGTTCAGAATGGCCTAAGTGCCTCTGATAGCTTGGTTCGTACAGCTTGGGAAAACTCTCAAATCTCTGCCAACTTTGGTGGACTTAGAGCGTTAACTTCTCAAAGCTTAAACACTTTTACCTCTGGCACAGGCGCTGACAGAGCTGGTACGTTGAGTGCTGCTCCTGATGCAACTTATGTCACAGCAAAAGACACTATGACTCAAACCCTAGCGGTAACAGCTCTACAAGCCAATATGGTTGTTAAGGCTGGAGACATGGTTAAGATTGCTGACGTTAATCGTTTAAATCTTGATAGCAAGACTGCGATGATTAATGAGAGTGGTGCTGCTGTAGAGTGGACAGGTGTTGTTACTGCTGACGTTACGCTTAGTGGTGCTGGTGCTGGTAACCTAGTTGTTGCTGGTCCTGCTATCTATGAGGCTAACGGACAGTACAATACTGTAGACGCTGCTCCTGCTAACGGAGCTGTTGTTACTGTACTTAGCGCATCTGCAACTATGTATCAGCCAAACTTGTTCTACATGAAGCAAGCTTTTGGTATGGGTACTGTTAAGTTGCCTAAACTGTATTCAACCGACACTATTGCTACTACATCTGATGGTATGTCTATTAGGGTTAGTAAGTATGCTGACGGTGATGCCAACACCCAGAAGATTCGTTTTGACTTGTTGCCAGCTTATGCAACATTCAATCCGTTTATGGCTGGTCACGGCTTCGGAGTATAGAGTTCCTCCTTGGGATGACGGGAGCTTCGGCTCCCAGAATCTCTACTCAAATAGGATATTAATATGCCAAATGTAGGTGGAAAAAAGTTTCCTTATACTCCCGCTGGTAAAGCTGCGGCTTCTGCTGAAAAAAAGAAAGAAGCGAAAGCAAGGTTAAGTGAGTCAGATATAAAATTAATGGAATCACTTAAAAATAAAGGAAATTTAACTGAGTCAGATTTACAAATGATGAAACAAGTTCTTTCTAATAGTAAACCACCTAGAAAACCGAGAAAGAAAATAAACGCTGGAGCTAAGTTTGAATAATGGCGGGACTATACGAGAACATACATAAAAAAAGAAAGCGTATCAAAAGACAAAAAGCTGCTGGTAAAACTCCAGAACGTATGAGACGAGTTGGCTCTGCTGGTGCTCCTACAGCTAAAGCTTTTAAGAAAAGTGCTAAAACTGCTAAAGGAGCGACATACGAATAATGGCTACTGTAGCGCAAGTTGCTAAAGCATCATTACAACGAATCTTAGTTCAGGCTAGTGAGGCTCCGTTAGAAGCAGACGAGTACGCTGACTTCATTTTTGCTATGAACAATTACATGGGTGAGCTTGATGCTCAGGGCGTTAAGTTAGGTTTTACTACTGTTTCCGGTCTAGGTGATGAAGTTACGATTCCCACAGGCGCTCTGAGAGGCGTTATTGCTAACCTAGCTATAGAAGTAGCCCCAGATTATAACGGTATAGTGTCGCAAGGCCTTGTAAAAGCTGCAAAAGAAGGCATGAATACAATGCGCCTTATAGGACAAACTATAACAAAAAGCGAAATGCCTTCTACATTACCGCTAGGCTCAGGTAATGAGGGTGACCTGTCAGGCATCTCTGGACATTTCTATCCAGACTCAGAAGCAGATATTTTGGCAGAAACAACTGGAGCAATAGCTTTGGAGCAAAATACAAATGGATAGATCGCAAGGTAGAAAAAAATCAGATTTTGTTGCAAAGACATCTGTAGATGCTGGCGCATACATAGATTACTTTGTTAACGGCACAAACTATAAAATTTTATACACAAACTTTCTTAGCGGTCTTGGTGTTACTGGAACGATAGTTTCAGAAGGCGATGCTTCTGGAATTGCTGTTTTAAATGTAGATGGAACTGTTAATAAAATTAGAAACATAGAAAACGGGTCAGGTATCATAGCTAGCGTTTCAGCTAACGGTGGTGTAAAGCTACAACAAAACTTTACAGCAGATACTACTGGCGAACCTATACTGCGAAACATAACGGATGATACTCCAGACATAGTTTCTTTGGTTGCAGGAGCTGGAATTTCTATAGCAAGGACAAACAACTACCTTACAATATCAGAAACAGCAAACACTATATTAGATGGACTTGTAAGTTTACAGGCTAACTCAACGGCTACTACTATATCAGTAGCTGGAACAGCCGTAATTGTAGCGGGAACATGGGTTGTTCAAAAGAGTGGTGTAGGATCAGCTACAACGTCAGGAAGAATAACTTATACAGGCTCTGCTAACCAAGAGTTAGTGTTAGACGCAAGTTTGTCTATAAAGACAGCTTCAGCTTCAGCTCAAAACGTATCTGTTTACTTAGCAAAGAACGGCACAATAATAGCTGCCTCAAGAATAAATGCGGAAACAGATAACACAATGGAAAAAAATATTTCTGTTAGTTGGATAGAGACTGCGGCTCAAAATAATTACTTTGAAGTGTTTGTAGCTAACGATACAAGCACAGATAATTTAATAGTTTCTAGGGCTGTTCTTAGGACTTCTTAATGCCAAAAACTATATTGCCTATAGCAAACGGATATTACGAAAGTGACTCTCTGCCTATCTCAGCGCAGGAGTGCATTAACTTTTATCCAAATATAGTTCAGGCTCCAGCGTTAAATCAGGAAACATTGTTTGGAACTGATGGCATAGAGCAAGTTGCATATGCAAGCAGCCTAGAGATAAACAGAGGCGCACATGAAATGAACGGTGTGCCTTACTTTGTAATAGGCAATACGCTTTACAGTATGGACTCTAGTAATGTGTTGACCACTAGAGGAACTATTGCTGGTAGTGGATTAGTGTCTATGGCAGACAATGGAACTCAGATGTTAGTTTTGGTTCCTAACGGTAATGGTTACATCTATAACCATACCTCTACGACACTGACACAAATTACTGATGTAGACTTTACTGCTAATGGTAATCCTCAAAAGGTAGTCTACATAGATGGATATTTTTGTTTAACAACAGACAGTAAGAAATTTATTGTAAGCTCTATAAACGATGGACTTAGCTATAACGCTTTAGACTTTGGTACGTCAGAGTCTGACCCTGATGAAATTGTTGCTCCGGTAGTGTTTAAGAACCAGTTGTTTATTGGCGGCTCCCAGACAATAGAAGCGTTTTCAAATATTGGAGGCGCAGACTTTCCATTTCAAAGGACAGGATTGTTTTTAAGTAAGGGTATAGTCAGTCCTTTTAGTATTCAGTCATTGCAAGATACGTTTATATTTATCGGGTCCGGTTATAGAGAATCTCCTGCTATATGGGCGTTAAGCGGTAATGACGTTGTAAAAATATCTACAACGGCAATAGATAAAGAGCTAGGAAGTCTCACAACGGACCAGATTAATGCTATTTACTCTTGGTCCTATGCTCAGAAGGGAGCCTACTTTGTTGGTTTTGCTTTGCCTTCTACTACGTTTGTTTATGACCTTATAAGCAAAAGATGGCATGAAAGAAGGTCTGTTATAGATGGGACTTTAGGAGCTTACAGGGTTAAGTCGTTAGTTAGAGCTTATAATAATGTGTATTGTGGTGATTTAACTGATGGTAGAATAGGCAGGCTTGATGCAGATATTTTTAAGGAGTATGAGACTCCTATACAAAGAACAATAGTCACACAACCTTTTCAAAACAATATGGAATCTTTTGTGCTGCCTTCTATAGAGATGACAGTAGAAAGCGGTGTAGGAAATCCTAATAGCGTTGATCCATTGCTTGGAATGTCAAGAAGTAAGAACGGCAAAATCTGGACAAGTGCTAGATACCGAAAGATGGGCAAGGTTGGTGAGTACGACAAAAGACTTATATGGAGAAGGAACGGCAGAGCGTCAAGGTTTGAGCTTTTTAAATTTACTATGAGCGATCCTGTAAAGCCTGTCCTTATTCAACTAACGGCTGAGATAGAGGCGGCAGCATGACTTACAAGTTAAATGTAGCGCAGCCAATAGTTGAAAGAGATGGGACAATGGCTAATGCTTTCAGGCAGTATACTCAGGATGCTGCTTTGAGTATTCCCATTACAGGAACAGGTACACCAGAAGGTAATGTAGAGGCTAGGCAGTTTAGTTTGTACTTAGACACTTCTGGAGGTGCTGGCAGCATTCAATACAGAAAGATGCTGGCAGAAATTGGTGGTGATCGCAAAAAGGGCTGGATAGCCGTTTAGGAGAATATTATGTCAGGAGCAGGAGCAGTAGCAGGCGCAGTAGCTTCAACGGTTGGAAGCGTTTTAGATTATAAAGCTAATAAAAAAGCAGCTAAAGAGCGCGAAGAACAATTAGAAGCTTTAAAAGGTGATATTACAAAATATGGGGGAAGAGCTGTTGATAGTCTTCTTCCTGCTTATACTGCTGGTCAAAATGTAAGAGAGGAAGGCCTTAACGCAAACTTAGCCTTAGCTGGAAATATGTTTGAGCCTAGAGTGGACCTTTTGCAAGATTCTGGATACATGGCTCAACAGGCTATACTTGCAGGACTAATGGGCCAAAGAGCTGCAACATTAGGTGATCCTATTAATTACGGAGCATTGCAGCCGCAAAGTGTTCCTGTAGATATGTCTGCCTTGACAGGTATAACGAATCCAACAGGAATAACTTTTGCCGATATGAAAGTTCCTGATTACGGAGCTTCTTCTGGAGAGGCGGCTCAACAAAATTGGAATGCGGGTACAGTAGCTCAATATTTAGAAAATTATCCTGACATTGCTGAAGAGTATAACGCAACTAAGGGCAAGTTAATTGACGACAGTGGAAACAAGATTTTTAATAGCCTTGAAGGTTATGCTAAATGGCATTACGACAATTACGGAAAAAATGAAAATAGGATATTTGATAGGCCTTTGCCTACTATGGCTGCCGCACAAGGCGCACAGACAACAAACATAGATACATCAATGGATGGCTTTACCGGAGATCAGGTAAGAGGCGCTATGATGGGAGTGGAGGGTTAGATGGCACTAAGCAACTTAAAAGGCATACCTAAAAAACCTCCATACGCTGATGCTGATGTTGAGAGGGTAAAAGGTTTGCTTAACTCAGCAGCGGTAACTGTTGGAGAAGTATCTCAGTATTTTAAAGTTCCACGGTCAGTAGTTATAAGTAATCTGGCTGGCGTTCCAGTTGACGGTGAATACAGCCAAGAAGAAGCAAATAAAGTTGAAAAGCTTATAAGTGCTGGTGTTGCAAGTATTAGTGATATTGCTCAAAACTTTAAAGTTGCTCCTTCTGTTATAGAAGATGCATTAGTTAATGGGTTTAATTATAACTCAGCTCAAATTGCTGAAGCTCAAGCTGGGCTTCCTGTTAGCAGGATTCAAACTCAAGCTCCTCCTGTAGCTCCTGATCCTGTAGCTCCTGCTGCCGACACTCCTGTAGCTGTTGCGCCAGCCGCCGCTGCGGTTCCAACTAACATAAATGATATTCCTGTGGATGGAGATTACACTCAGCAGGAAGTTGCTCTTGTTGTTGGTGCGTTAAATAATAAATATGTTACTGCCGCTGATGTGGCTAAACGGTTTGGATTTACAGAACAACAAGTAAATGAAGAGCTACAAAGACAAAATGAAGTTTTAAACAGAAACTTAACGGAACAACTTAAAGCAGCTCTTTCAGCTACACCTATTTCACCCGCTCCTGCTGCCGCCGCTCCAGCCTCTGCACCAGCCGCCGCTGCACCAGCCGCCGCTCCAGCCGCTGCTATTGTTACTCCTACTCCTGCTGCTGCACCAGCCGCTACTCCATCAAGCCTCAGTGGTGGAGCTGCGGTAGGCGCTGCTGGAGCGTCTGGAATACAAAATACTACTGACCCCAATGCAGTAACAGCAAAAGATAAATTACCTCCAATTGCGGTAGCAAATTACGCGACAGGTAGCGATATACCTATAGGTCTAAAGGGTTCAGAACAAGCTTTAAAAGGCACTACAGCAGGGTCAATAGACGTTCTTGATGCTGTTAACAGAGCTGGAAGGCAAGACATAAACCCTTATGCTATTGCTGGGCAAGATGCGTTAAGGACACAAAGAGCTTTAGCTGGACTAGATGGTCAGGCGGCTTTTGATGCAGCCTATCAAGAAAGTCCTCAGATGGCTTTCCTTAGAGAGCAGGGAGAAAGAGCTGCCTTGAGAAATGCGGCTGCAACTGGTGGGTTAGGTGGCGGCAACGTATTAAAAGAGCTGACAAGATACAACACTGGTTTAGCTTCTCAGGACTTACAGAACCAAATAGCTAACATAAATCAGTTATCTGGCAGAGGATTTAACGCAGCAACTCAGATGGCTAATTTAAATTTAAACACAGGACTTCCTGCGGCTAACGCTATTAATACGTTAGGGATTAACCTTGCAACAGGTAGAACTGATGCGGCCACTAAACTTGCTAACCAATATGGCGATGCTTCTAATAAGCTTGCTAACATTCTTGGAAGTCAGGGATTGAATATAAGCAATCTGGTTGGGAATACATCCTCAAATATTATGAACGCAAGAAACAATGCAGCACTAAATGAATCTAGGGCGCAAGAAAATTTTGGAACTAATCTTTCAAACATTCAAACAGGAATGGGCAGTCAATTATCCGGTGTTCCTGTGGCTCCAATAGCTGTTCCAAACTATTCGGGAGGAGTTCAAAATGCTTTTAACGCTGCTGCTTTAGGAGCAGAAGTTTTTGGAAGAAATGATGGTGGAGCGCCAGTGGATAACTCTAAAGGAATCCCTAACCCTAACTATCAAAATACTAATATGGCTCCAGCAGCAAATGCTAACTCTGGAGCTTGGGGCAACTTTTATGGTGTTCCCAGACAAAACACAGCGTGGAATTTTTAAATGGCAGATACATTAAGCGATTATTACGGTCTTGGTCTACCACAACAAACCCAAGATCAAATACCAGCAAGCAACGCTTTATCTGGAAACCCTATTAGCTTTCCGTCTTTAGATGCGCCTCTAGGCGGCTCTACAAGATCAAGAGGCCAAAAGCTTATGGGCATGGGTGGCGGTGCTGACCTTCCTACAAAGCTAAGAGCCTTGGGTGCAATGTTTGGTAACGAGGTTCCTGAGTTTAGACAGCAGATGATGCAAGAAAGAGAAGCAGAAAGCAGGCTTGGTGTGCAAGAGCTTCAAAAAAGAGAGATGTTGGATAAGTCTTTAGCTAAGGATTATTTTACTGCCTATGCTATGGCTGAGAATGAAGACTATCAAGGGTTTATGGACTTGATGCAGGACAGGCTTCAGCTAGAAAGAAAGCTTGGCTTAGACTCAAGTTCAACATTAGAAATCATGCAGGATGCTCAAGGACCAGATGGTTTAGCTAGTGTTATGCCATATTTAAAATCTACTATAGATGCCTCCTTTGCTGCTGGTTACTTAACGCCTGCTTCTGTTTTGCAAAACGTGCCAGCATCTTACAGAGCTTTACAACTTAGAGCAGATGAGGCTGGTTTACCAATAGGTTCGGCAGAACGTGCAGAATTTATGCGTTCCGGTGGAACAGATTATAACAGAGGAGGAATAGGTTTAGAGAGATGGGCTAATGGTACAGCGATTCAATATTTACCTGACGGAAATACTCGCGTTATTGATAGGTCGGGAAGAATTATTACAGACCCAGCAGAAAAACTTCAAGTTTTAGAATTAGCTTATGCATCTGGGCCAGCAGAAGCTGCTGCTGAAGCTACTCAAGTTGCAAATGTAAATAGATCACAAGAAATTATTACTAATTCTTTAGATTCAGCAAAAACTGTTCCTAATATAAAAGCATCTTTAGTTTTGCTTAATGGTGTTATAGAAACAGGAGGATTTTCTGGAATTAGTTTAAGGCTTAAAAATTCTTTAGGAATAGGCTCTGGAGATGAGGCTGAGTTAGCTTACAATTTAAGAAAAAGCGTTTTAGAACAATTAAGACCTACTTTTGGAGCTGCGTTTACTGAAAGAGAAGGCGCTCTTTTAAGAGAGATAGAAGCAAGCGAAACGAAAAGCACTGAGGGAAATATAAGACTTCTTGAAAAGCTTCTTGCAGCTGTCGAATTAGATGTTGAGATGGGTAGAGCAAGAGCAATGGATCAGCAAGATACAAGCACTGTTCGTGATCTTGATACTTTTATGAACGCACAGCTAGGGGCTAACTCAACAGGTTTGTTTAATGAAATTTACCAAAATAATTTAGAATTATCTGAGACTAATACAGGAATTCCTCCAGCTCCTCCTATTCCAAATGAATATGGAGATATGACCCAAGAAGCGTGGGAACAAATATGGCAAAACATGGAACCAGAAGGTAGGGCGTTATGGAGACGTTAACAGAGGAACAAAAAGCCGCCATAGAAAGTGCTATGTCTAACAGTAGTTCTAATGCTCTTAGTCAGGAGCAGCAATCAGTTATTGAAGCGGCAAAGTTACCTCCAGCTCAAAGATTGTTTCTTGAGGCTACAGGTGGAGTTGTGGATTGGTTGCAGAGCGACTCTCCACGCGCTCAAAAAACTTCAGAAATAATTACGGCTGGATTGAGGGGAGACCAAACAAAATCAGAAACTGTTGGTCAGCTTGAGGGACAAGCTTTTGCAGCTTTTGGTGATTTGTTAATGGAAGGAGTAAACGCAGCAGGAAGAGGACTTTCGTATGTTACTCCAGACTTCATAGAAGATGAGGTAATGAATCAGTTAGGAATATTTTTTGACCAGCCTTTAATGAGAAAAGGAAAAGAAGCATTAATTGCTGGAGGGCAAGCTTGGCAAAATTTTTCTCAAGAAAACCCAAGAGCAGCAAGAAACATTGAAGCAGTTGTTAATGTAAGCTCGGTTGGGGTTCCTACAAAAATAGGAACTGATGTAGCTGGAACCGCATTAAAGAAAAATCTTCCTGAAATGCCTTCTACCAGAAGGCAAAGAGAAGCAGAACAAAGTATGCAAGTCCCAGAAACTAGAGGTAATAGAGAAACAGCTAGGTATAGAGAAGTAGAAACCGGATTTGATGGGCCTGTTACAACATCACAGGCTGGTCCTGTTAGGCCAAATACCCAAGTTGTTAGAGACCCACTTCAAGATAAGGCAATAAAGGTAGGTTTTGATGAAGCTACAATCCCTTTGATTAGAGAATCAAGCCCAACAGACAGAAGGAATATGCTTGAGTCTTTAGATATAATGGAAAAAGCTTTTAAAAACAAAGCATATAGTATGACAGCAAGAACTACTGATGTTGCTGGAAATTCAATTTTACAAAGATATAAGCTTATAAAAAGAGTAAACGAACAAGCAGGAAACAGTATAGATGGATATGCAAGAAGAAATTTAAAAAATGAAAAAGTAGCATTTAAAGAGCCTGTTGAAAACTTTTTATCTTCCTTAAATAAAATGGGAGTAAAAATTAATCCTGATTTAAGTTTAGATTTTAGAGGGTCTACTATTGAGCAGCTTGCAGGGTCTGAAAGGCTTTTATCTTTAGTAGTAAAAAGAATGAAAAGCCCAAGAGAAAATATGAACGCCTATGAGGTTCATCAATTTAAGAGATTTTTAGATGAGCAACTTGATTATGGCAAAAACCCAAACACATCAGACGGAGCTTTATCTACAAATGTTGAAAATCAAATAAAAACTTTAAGAAGAGAAATGGATCAAGTTTTAGATAATAATTTTCCAGAATATAAAAAATTTAATGACACTTATGCTGAATCAATAAGTGCTATGCAAAATTTTCAAAAAGTAATAGGTAATATAAACTTAACAAGCGACAATGCGTTAAGTGCTGTTGGAACTAAATTGAGAGGTCTTGATTCAAACGCTCAATACAGAATACCTCTTATGGATTCTGTTGAAGAGTTGCAAAGGCTTGGGGTAAAGTATGGCGGTAATTTTGATGATAATGTGGCTAATCAGGTAGCATTCACATTAGAGCTAGATAAGGTTTTTGGAACCAGAGCAGAGGCAAGTTTAAAAGGACAAATAGCGCAAGTTGTAGCAGGAGTGCCAACCAGAGGCAAAACAGGAAATGCGATAGAATTTGGTAAATTAGCTTTAAAACAGGGGCCAAATACAGAGGCTCAGTTTACGGCAATGAGAGAATTATTAGAAAGTTTTGACAAACCTTTTAGAAGTGGTCCTTTCAGAGAATAGGAATTAACAATGGCTAGATTTGGCGAAATAAACGCACAATACTTTGATGACGCTGGTGATCCTTTAGGCTCTGGAAAGCTTTACTTCTATGATTCAGGAACCACTACATTAAAGACTACTTACTCTGATATTAACCAAACGGTAGCGAATACTAATCCGGTTATACTAACTGCGGCTGGTAGACAGCCAAACATATTCTTCAGTGGTAACGCTAAGGCGATACTAACGGACTCCAGTGATGTGCAGATACTGGTGCGTGACCCTGTAGGACAGACTGCTTCAGCCTTTGGTGACGCTTGGGTAGCGACTAAAATATACGATGCAGACGCTGTAGTTCTTGGTAGTGATGGTGTTTACTATCGCTCCTTGGTGTCAGCAAACCAGAACAATGATCCTACTTCTACGTCAGGATACTGGACGCTTCTCTACTCAATAGAGTGGAGTGCAGGAATAACTTATAGTGCTGGAGATGTTGTTACAGTTGGAACCACACAGTTTCAGTCTTTGCAAAATAACAACCTTAATCAAAATCCAGCTACACAGCCTTCTTTTTGGGTTTCTATAGCGTTTGCTTGGTTATCTACTCAAACTTATGCAATTCATCAGAATGTTGTAGGACCGGATGGAATCCTTTATACATCTCTTCAGAATTCAAACGTAGGTAATACGCCAGCAAGCTCTGGAGCTTATTGGGTTGGTACAAGTGCGGCTGCGGCAGCGTCAGCAACGGCAGCGGCTGGATCGGCCTCTACAGCCAGCACTCAGGCCACTAATGCGGCTGCTTCTGCCACAACAGCCACTACACAGGCTACTGCTGCTACCACGGCTAAAACGGCTGCTGAGACTGCGAAAACAGCGGCTGAGACTGCTCAGACAGCGGCTGAAACGGCAAAGACTAATGCTGAGACTGCTGAAACTAATGCAGCAAATAGTGCATCTGCCAGTGCTACAAGTGCGGCTGCGGCTCTTGTTTCTCAGAACGCAGCAGCTACAAGTGCTACTGCTGCCGCATCTTCAGAAAGCACTGTGGCAACAGATGCAGCGGCGGCAAGCACGTCAGCCACAAATGCATCTAATTCCGCTACTGCTGCTGCTGGAAGCGCAACCACAGCTACCACTCAAGCCTCTACAGCTACTACTCAGGCTGGTATTGCTACTACAAAAGCTGGCGAAGCAGCTACAAGTGCTACCGCTGCTGCAACCTCTGCTACTGCCTCTGCTACAAGCGCCACGGCATCTGCTAACAGTGCAACCTCTAGTGCGGGTAGTGCTACATCAGCGGCAGCCAGTTTTGATTCTTTCGATGATAGATATTTAGGAGCCAAATCATCAGACCCATCAGTAGATAATGACGGAGATGCTTTGGTTACAGGGGCTTTATATTTTAATAGCTCCTCTAATGCCATGAAGGTGTATACAGGAAGTGCTTGGTCTGCGGTTGCTCCTACAGCCACAAGTGTCACTTTATCTCAAGTAACAGATTTCCCAAGTCAATCCGGTCAATCAGGCAAATTTCTCACAACAAACGGCTCAGTACCCAGTTGGGCGGAGGCGGCTGCTGCGTCTGGAGAAGTTGAAGCCGTAGCGTCAGAAACGATTACTGCTGGTCAAAGTCTCATTTTAAAATCAGACGGTCAGGCGGCTCGTGTATCAGGCACTAAAACGGCTGGATTTCAGACCTCATATGTTAATGCCGCTGGCGCTTCAGACCTTATTAGGTCAGCATTTGATGCGGCAAATAATAAATTAATCATTGCACAGTCTACTAATCAATCTCCCGCTAGTTTAAACGTAAGAGTCGGTGTTGTTTCAGCTTCAGGCATTGCTTTCGGTACTGCTGTTCAGGCTCATAACGCTCTCAGTTATGCTTTTGATATTGGTTATGATGCGACAGCAGAGAGAGTGATACTAGCATATAGGGGAACTTCTAATTATGGCTATGTGGTGATTGGTCAAATAACAGGCTCCAATATCTCGTTTGGAACTCCTGTGCAATTTACCACTACGACTCCGTACACTATTTCTCTGAGCAAAGACACAGCCAACAATAAGTGGACGATGATGTGGAGCCACAATGCAAGCACTCTTTACGGCTCTATAATAACGATCAGCAATTTAACCCCTTCAGTCACTACACCTGCAAATCTTGGCATTTCTGCAACGCATATCGGTAGCACTTATGACGCATTAAACTCTCGAATTGCGGTGGCTTGTGCTTCTGGAGCGGGTGGAGTAATAACGGCAGTTTTTACCTCTAATGGAACTGCGTTGACAAAAATAGGAACAGAAATACAGACTTCCGTATTTGGGAGTAGTGGATTCGAGCAAGATATTGTCTATCACTCAGATCAAGACGTTTATGTCGTTGCTAGTCAAGACAACTCTACTAAAGCCTATGCTTTTGCATGGAAAGTAAACACGGCATCGACTAATACACTTGCAGTGACGGTGGCAGACTCAGGTAGTGGCAATAAATTTTATATTGATGGTGTTGAGCAAGCCTCCTTAGTATTAACTGAGGGAAATACTTATAAGTTTGATCAATCTAATGCCACAAATGCGACACATCCTTTATTACTTAGCACCACAAGCGATGGTACCCATGGAGGCGGTAGTTCTTACACCACGGGAGTGACCGTTGTTGGGACTGCTGGCCAAGCTGGGGCTTATGTGCAGATCGTCGTTGCCGCTTCAGCCCCATCGCTTTATTACTATTGTTCAAATCATTCTGGGATGGGTGGAGCTATCACGACTCCTGTTCTCGCCACTTATTCTGCTGGCGCGCCAATTAAGTTAGGTGGTGGGCTTGCCAATGATTCGCTCAATTACAATTCTCAACAAGCGGTCTATATGACTGCAATTAATAAAACTTACATTAGAACAAATGCGGCAGGTAGTGGTCAGCAAAAATATAATGAAATTACAGTCTCGGGAACAACAGTTTCTGAAAGTGGATCAGCAAGAACAATCGACCCAAGATATTTTGGTAGTTCAGTTAAGGATACTTTTGTTAATTCTGCCATTTATCTAAGCTCACTAAATGCGATTTGTGTCGTTTCTGCAAATAGTGCTTCTGCTGGAAATCCAGACACAACTTTTGCCAAAGTGATTTCTATTGGTTATGAGTCTACAAATGCTGGCAAGTATATCGGCCTAGCTGCTGAAAATATTGCCTCTGGAGCAACTGGAAAAATAAGCATAATTAGTGCAACAAATAATAACGTGTCTGGCTTAACTGTCGGGCAAGAATACTGGCTGGATTATGACGGTTCTTTTTCTACTACTGAAACGGCTTATTCTAAAGTTGGTATAGCTAGAAGCGCGACAAGTATGTTATTGACTGCGAATTCGTTGGTGCCAACTGCGCCATCTACAACTGGGCGAAGAAATTATGAAGTAAATGGAACGGTTAGTTCTGGTGATTTGTTGTTTCTCGACGCATCTGGTTTGCCAGCAAAAGTAGAAAAAAGGTTCACTGTTGCGACTCAAAAATCCCAGTCTATGAATTCCTATAATCCATCTGGAACGGCATGGGCAAGCTATACGCAAGAGCAATTTGCTAATCTCCCAACTCCAGACGGTGGCGGGATAATTATGGCAACCAACAGTAGCAACTATATGCACGCCATACCATATACTATTTCTGCTGAAGGAAATTTCACTTATGGCGCTGCCTATAATCTGACAAACGGCTACGGAGTTTCAGCCACTCCATATATATATTTTGATGCGGCGTGGGATAACTTGCATCAACAATGGGTTGCTATTTATCAATCTGGCAGCACTGTCTTCATGGTGTATCTGAGAAAGGAAAATAACGGCGTTACATTTGAAAACGAGATTAATTACAGTTCGCCACAATATGACAATCTCGGTTCTTGGGGTGGTAACAACTGGGGTATTCAATTAGGTATGTTCAAAGAAACGGGTGACTATGTTGCCATGATGCAAAACGTGGGAGGCAGCAATTACGCGAAAATTTTATTTAGGCGATACAACACAACAACCTCCAAAACAACGACAGTTGGCACTTTTTCCGGTGGTCTTCCTATTACCTATGCTTGGGGCTGGGGTTACAACGATAAAACTAATATCTTCTATATGAGTAAAAAATATTCTGCTGGGTATTATTTTAGTGGTTTTGTTTACGACTCATCAAGTGACACTTATGCGACATCAAGCGGAGGTTTTAGCAATCAATACATTGCTGGAACAAATTTCCCTAACCACTCTAATAGTAGTTGGACATATGCTATCCCGATGATGTATGACCCTGCTTCCGATAAGATGCTTTTTTCCTATATTGGCAGTAATAATGCTTATCAACAGATGGCTGCTTTGACCATTTCAGTGGGTAGCCCATTTTTAGCTCAAACGACAGGTTCAGACTGGACGGAAGGCTATAACGGTTATAATGGGTATAGCAAACCAAGGTTCCAAACTTCGAGTGAAACTGGGATTTGTACTCTTGCATATGGCGGTAAAATCCGTTCATTTATGTTTGATGGAACAGTTATCAATATGCTTAATTTGGTTTCAGGCATTAGCTCCTCCTATGATAGTTTCAATGCTTTTTATAACCCAGTCAGTGACACGATAAGAGTTAGCTGGAAGCAATCTACTACTGCTTATTTCGCTTATGAATTAAGCACGTTTAGCTCTAACAGTGGACTGTTCTTTGGCGTTGCTAACTCATCTGCAACTTTGGGACTAGATGCGCGAGTTGATTTGGTTGGGGGCATAAACCAAGATCAAACAAATCTAACCCAAGGCTCCACTTATTACGCAACTGCTGATGGCACCTTAACAACGACCTCCAATTCAAGCAGGGTCGGTCTAGCAATTAACGCTAATGATCTCTATATCAAAGGATAACTATGAATATTCTAGTTAAAAAAGAAGATAACTGGGTAATTGCGAGTTTTGATGAAAGCTTAAACCTTGAATATACGCCTGTGCTACTCGTCCACGATTCTTATCCTATCGTTTTCAGCGGCTACGATGAAGATAATTCAAAAATTGTTGAGGGAGTAACCATCCCTGATGATTACGTTGATTTAAAATATAACTACGATTCAGAATCCGAAACATGGTCTGAAAATGAAACTTATGCATCGTGGCAGTCAGTCTCAAATGAGCCGTCAGAGCATGATCCTAATCCAGATTTTGATAGAGACTTAATTGAAGATTAGAGTTGTGTGATGAATGAACGCTTTTATATTGATTTTAATTATAGGAGGTATATCTGCAATATCTGATTGTGATAATGGCGGCTTGTGTTTCCAAGAAAAAACAACTTGCGAAAAGTTTGCTCAGAGAATTATTCTCAACTCGGTAAATACAAACATAACTGCTATGTGCAAGAGGATTGAGAGATGATTGGAGAGGCTATTTTAGCCATCAAAGCGTTAGACACCGCCTTTGTCACGGTTCAAGGACTTATCGCTAAGAAAAAAGATGTTGAGGACATGGCTGGTGAGGTTGGTAAATTTTTCACCGCTAAAAAGAAAGTAGAGGAACATATTGCTAATGCAAGAAAAGCTGGCACTGATGACTTAATGACAGGCTCCGCACTAGAAGAAGCGATTACAATAGACCAGCAAGAGGAGCGGATTGAGAAGATGATGGAGAAGATTCGTGACCATTACATGAAAAAAGGACAAACACACCGCTGGGCAAAAATTAAACAACAGGCAGCAATTATAGAGAAAAAGCGCGAGGTAAAACGCAAAGCTAATGCAGCGGCTAGATTGGCAGCTAATCAAGAAGAAGAAATGTTAATACATGATTTAGCAAAATTGTTTTTATATTTGGTAGGCACAATAACTGTAATAGCTGGTGTTGTTTTCTTAATATTTGGTAGTGGAGCTGAATAATGAAACTAGACCCTGTACTTCTAAATATGGCTTGTTCTTGGAGCATGAAGGCCTACCGAGAAGGCTATGTAGAAGACTGCATAAGAGTCGAGACTAAATGGAGTTCAACAACAGCACTAATAGCCAAGCGTAAGACTATTGACGTTATAGCTTTCAAAGGCACTGAGGACGGCTTAGACTGGCTTACAGATGCCTTGGTAGTACCAGTACCCTATGCGGGAAGAATGTGTCATGGCGGCTTCACACTGGCTCACAAGTCTATTTGGAAGAAAATACTAAGACACATAGATTTAAACAAGCGTACCTTGATAACAGGTCATTCGTTAGGCGGGGCATTGGCTGAACTGTCTGCTGCTAAGTTGTGGAAGAAGCATGACAACCTCAACATAATTACTTTTGGCAAGCCAAATACTTTCTTTAAAGGATTCAAGCAGCCTATGACTACGCTGGATAATCAAATATCTTGCGTACAGGGATCAGATTTAGTAGCAAGAATACCTAAGTTTTGCTATGGACCTAGTAAGTCGCAAACAATGTTATACTTTGCCAATACAGGTGTGGACTTTGTAAACCCTGACAAACTTACCAGAGATGAAGACAGGCGTATAAAAGATGCGTTATCAGATCATTTTATGGAAGGCTACAAAGAAAGGCTGTCAGTGTTTTTGGAAGAACAAGATAAGAAACCAAACAAAAAGATAGGTGAAGAATTGTTAGAAACTAAACCTAAGAAGAGGAAACGAAATGCTTAGAGTTGCTGCGTTGTGTTTACTAATGGCTGGCTGTACTGTCTCTGAAGAGATGATAGCAAATAAAGAGCTGTATTGTTCTGGAGTGTACAAAGGTATTAGAGCTGTTGGCAGGGTAGCTACTGAAGTTACGACAGGTGTAGCGATTCCAGATGTGTGTACAACCATTGAAGAAATCGTGGAGGAAGACTCTGCGGGAAAGTAATTAACAACATAGAGGCACTAATTAAAGTGTATCTTTTAACAAAATGAAATTAGGTGGACTCCTTAAAAGCCTAGCACCAACTATAGCCTCTGCTGCTGGCGGTCCAATGGCTGGCATGGCTGTCAAGATGGCAGCATCTAAGTTAGGACTTCCTGAAAATACAACAGCTAATGAGATTGAAGATTTAATAGAGCGCGAACCAGAAAAAGCAGTATTAGTAAAGCAAGCAGATCAAGACTTTAAAAATCGCATTAGAGAAATGGAAATTGATTTAGAATCGTTTAAGACTGAGGTAGAGGATAGAAAGTCAGCAAGAGAATCGTTTGGCACAGATTGGACACCAAAGGTTTTTTCTATCTTAGCTCTGCTGCTTTATGGAAGTTATGTTATGGTGGTCACCTTGTTTGAACACTCTCAGCAGTCTGAAACTGTTATCTCACTCGTTCTCGGCCAGCTAAGTGGTATACTTGGCACCGCTGCGGCTTTCTTCTACGGATCATCAAGTAAGAAATAAGATGAATAAAATGGACAGACTAATAGAACAATTAAAAAGGCATGAAGGTGTTTCAGCCTACGTTTACACAGACATAAATAACTTAGAACACATAGGCGTTGGAAGAAACATATCTAAGACAGGTATTGGCTTAACTATGGAAGAGATTGAGTACCTTTTGTCTAATGATATTCTTAGGTGCATTAAAGAAATTAGTTCAGAGTATTCTTGGTTTGGAAGTTTAGATGAAGTTAGACAAGAAGCAATTATCAACATCTTTTTTAATCTGGGAGCTACAAGGTTTAGAGGATTTAAGAAAGCTATTGCGGCTATGGAAGTACACGATTATAAACTTGCGGCAACAGAGTTTCTAGACAGCAGATGGGCAAAACAAGTCAAAGGCAGAAGCTTAGAGCTTACAGATATTATCCGTACAGGTGAGTATGTCTAATCCTTACATCTTTACTGCTACGGTTTCTAAAATTGTAGATGGAGATACGATGTATGTTACTGACATCAATTTGGGGTTTGGTATTTATCATTGCGGTGATACTGGGCGCGGGGTTTGTTTGCGTCTTAATGGAGTTGACACACCCGAATCAACTAATAGAAAAGGTAGAGACCCAAAAGAAAAAAAATACGGTCTTGCAGCAAAAGAGTTTGTCAAAGCGTTCTCTCCAGTAGGCACTGAAGTTACTCTAAGAACATATGAGAAAGGTAAATACGGTAGATGGCTTGCTGACATTAAGGTAGGCGGAAAGTGGCTATGCAAAGAGCTTCTCAAGAATCATCATGCAGTTGAATATCATGGTAAGTCTAAGAAGGATATTAAGAAGGCTCACTTAGCAAACAGGAAGTTAGTTAAGCTTAGTGGATAGTGTCGCTACAAAGTATTATTTCTTGCATTTTTTTTTCTTGATGAACAGAAAACAACATATAAAGATTAGCTATAACGGTTAGATCAAGTTCTGATAGTTTGCTTTTTTTATTCTCTACATCTTTAAATATTTTGTTAAACCATTTCTGGATATCACTATCCTCTACAGCCTTAAACTCTTCTAGATTATTAAGGGTTTCAAAAACATCGTTAAAAAAAAGCAGATCGTCTTTCATAAATAATCCTGAAATTCTATCCTTCCTGTTTCACCATCGTTTCTTTTTTCTAACATACGTTCATATTCAGTTTTATAGTGTTTAGCAACTTCTTTTTCGTTCTTCTTAAAAATCTTAGCTCTGCTTATGTCTTCTCGTTTCTCTCTGAGAAGGTCTATCATGCCTTGACCAACCTTGTTAACAGCCCACAACCTAAAGTCATCAGGGTTACTGCCTAGTTTTTGGTGACAGCCCCAGCACATGGCAAATGCATTATCCTTAGCCCATCTCAGGGCGTTTGCTCGTCTGCCAAAGTAGTGTGAGCATTGGAGTCCTTGAGAGCCTTCTTCATGAACGGACCCGCAAACCTCACAGGTCCATGCTGTTCTTTCCCTAATGCATCTAGAGAACCATCTGTCAGAGGCCTTTATCTTAACTTTCACCGTAGATTCATCTCTGCTCTGTTGGTGGCCTGCTTGGTTCTCCAAGACTCAAACTTCATCTCAATAACCTTGATTTTAAATCGCAATGACATAGACTTTTCTACAGCAGCCTTTAGGCCTTTAAGAAACTCAATGTACTCAGGG